AAATTTGTGTAGGTTACAATTAAATAACTGGTGATTGTTGTCCTAACAAGGTAGCGTAAAGAACTGAAGAAACGTCAGGAACTTCGTCATTTTCCATTCCACGCATTACAATCACATGACCTTTTCGGTCGCTTTTCAAGACACCTGAAGTGTATTCGTTTGCGTCCGCTACCTGAAGACCTTCACCAAGACCAAGTGCAACGATTGTTCCGTCGGCGTTTTCCACCAAACAAACACATTCGTTTTGTGCAAGTAAGTGAATTTCAGCGCGAAGTTCTTTTGAATCGCTCGCAAGGATCATTGAAAGTTCGTGTTCGTACCACAACGTCCCATTGTTTTTGTCAACACGAACTGGTGCGGTGAAGCTTGATAAATTTGACTTCAATTTGTAAAGGAATGTTTCACCAGTTACGGTTAAAGAAGTCAATTCGTTTGAAGCCGAAACAACAGCACCTGAAGTTGAACCCAAAGGAAACAACAACACACTTTTGATTCCGCCTTTTCCGTTGGTACACGTCCTATCGTTATACCCGGTTGTCATGTTACAAGACATAATTTTTTATTTTTTTAAGTTTAACAAATGGCGCACCGAAATGCGCCCTTAATTTTGTTGATTATAGACCTTCGAATGTTCCCACTTGGTTCAAGAAAGGTACTTGAACACCAGCGCGGAATTTAGAACGTAGGAAAATTACATCGTCATCGAATGAATACCATAAATCGTATGATTCGAAGTCACTTGAAAGGTCAGTTCCAAAGAAGAAATGTGAAGCGCGACCAGTGTAAATCTTTGTCGTTCCGTTCAATCCGTTTACTTTAACCACTCTCATGTTTGTTCCCGGCAAAAGCAATTCGCTCAAAGTCGCGATTTGTGTTGGATTGTAGTTGTAAAGGTTTAAGTCAACCAAGTTCTTCAATAAGAAGTTGAAATTCTCACGACCAGTGAAACAAATGAAATCTTGTCCTTCAGCGATGTTCGACGGTGTGTTTGTGAACGCTTCGTAGAAAATATCGAACGCGTTGGTTGCATCGATTGACGTTGCACCTGAAGTGTTCAAGTCAACACAACCATTCGCAACGGTCAAGAATTGATTGAATCCATTCATGAACGCAAGGTTACCTGAACCAGTCACTTTGTTACCTTGCCAAATTAATTTTTCAAGTTCAAAAGCGTGAAGTTCCAAAAGGTAGTTGATTAAGATTTGCTCGAATGGCAACGTCTTGTCTTCAGCCATTGCACCCGGACGAAGCGCAAGTTGCGTCCAGAATCCAGCCAAATCCTTTTGACAGAATCTTTTCAAATAACCAATTGTTTCAACGGAAATTGCACGATCCGTGAACACGGTGTCACCTGAAGGAGACATTGAACAATCACCAGTTTGATACACGATTGAATCGTTAAGTAATTTAAGTTCTTCGCTTCCTTTGATTCCTTGTTGAATCGCAATGTAAGAAAGCGTTTGCGCTTCAGTTACTGAACGGTGAATTAAATCTTCTCTTTGCTCGTCAACGTATGGTTGAAGACCAGAGACATTGTAGTCGAAATTTGTTTTAACGTACTTTTTAATAGACATTTTATAGGTTTTTGTATTGTTTCAAAAATTGTTGTTTAGCAGTCAAGTTGCCAGCTCTGGAAAATTTTTCGTTTTCTTTTGTTTCGTTCGACGGCATTGCCTTGAAGCTTTCGAAGTCAGCTTTCAAAGACGCAATTTCACTTCGAAGTGACGCGTTGTCTTCGGAAATACTTTTCAAGCTTTCAACAACCGCTTCGAAAGTAGTTGTCAAGGTTGAAAGTTTTCCATTGATTATTCCTTCAATTGCTTCAGCGGACATTGATTCTTCGACCGCTTCAGGTTCTTCGCTTGAAGTCATTTCGTTTATCTTTGTAATCACGGCGCTTGCAACGTCGTAAGCTTGTCCCATTTCAAGACCAAGTTCGGACGCGATTATTTCGGTCACACTTTCTAATACTTCAGGTAAAATGTCAGCGGACACCGCTTCAAATTCAGCGCTTGTTTCTTCGGTTGTTACTTCTTCATTTCCACGTTCGTCAGTAACCGCGGAAATAAATCCGTCAGCGTCAACCGTGATTGTCACACCAGTGTATTCACCACCAAGTGCGTGTGTTCCTTCAGGTGCTGGAATACGACCTTCAGGTGTTACGATGAAAACTTGTTGACCAGCTTCAAGAGAATCAAATTCAATGGTCGTTTCACCGTCTAATAAAGTTGCCGTTTCGAACGTTTGTTCGGTTGCCGTTTCGAACATTGACTTGATTTTACCAAGTTCGTTCATTACTTTTTCAAATGCGTTCATGTAGTGTTTTTTATATTATGTAAAGTTGTTCGAAAATTTATATTTCACCAAGTTCCTTCAATTTAGATTCCGACCAACGAAGTCCAGCTTTGCCACCCCACAACAAGAATGAAATCGTTCCACAAGCGGACGTGTCGCTTTCATTGTAGTAAGC